TATTCTGAAATTGAAAAGAGATTGGATTTACTGATATGCCCCGACTGTGGTAAAAGCATGAATCTTCTTTCTAAAGATGGCAAATGTACTGTTGCGACATTACAACATTATAGGGATGGCAGTTGGAATATTGTATGCCGATCATGCAACACTAGACATGCATATATGCCTGGGGATACCTATCGACAAATGGATAAAAATAATAAATATTGTCCAAAATGCAAATCAATAAAATCTTTTTCTCAATTTTCTGTGGATAATGGAAGATCGGGGAATATAAAATTAAAAAGTTATTGTAAATCATGTTCCAAGGAGGCTCACCGTGAATGGAAAAGAAATAGTATTATCTAATATCTCTCTCCGCGATTATTTCGCGGCGAAGGCAATGGCGGAAATTGTAGTAGAGTGGCAGTTCGACAGGATGGACGAAATGTCAAAATATTCTTATGCAATCGCCGACTCCATGCTGAAGGCAAGGGAGGAAGTATGAACAATCTGAATGAGGTATCAAAGCAGTCGCAGGAAAAGACACTCATTATACGGGAGAGATTGAAATTCACCTTCAATATTATAACATGCGTGGCACTGTATGTATCGTTCATCGGTATTGGATTATACCAAGACAATAACACATACATGTGGATAGGATGGGTCGTGCTGTCCATTGCCTATTGTATCTACCATGAAAGAGAAATTAGCAAACATTGTGAAGAGATAAATCTCAGCGAGCGGCTTGTTGATATTGAGATATGCGAAACCTGCGGTAGGACTGTAAAAATGCATAGGAATCATTGCAGGACATGTGGACAACAACATACCTCTAAAAGGAATATTATACAAAGGAGGCAAAAGTGAACAATCTTAATTTCGTCATTATCGAGGGGAGACTCACAAAGGACCCGGATATGAGATACACGCAGGGAGGGACCGCAGTAACATCGTTTTCACTCGCCTGCAATCGTGCGCGTAAAGTGGACAACGAGCGGAAGGATACTGTGTGCTATGTAAATTGCGTTGCATGGCAGGGATTGGCCGAGGCCGCGGTTAAACTCAAGAAGGGCGACTTGTGCATTGTGGAAGGTTTTCTAAATCAGCGGTCATGGGAGAAAGACGGCGAAAAGAAAACCGTCCTTGAAATCGTGGTGGACAAGTTATTCAACCGTGCACCCAGGGAGAAGGACGGAGTAAAACCGGATGCAAAGCCGCAAGGCAAGCCGGAAGTCAATCCGTTCGCGGATAATGACATTCCGTTTTAGGGCGTGAAATGGATTCGACGGCGGGAAACGCCAACGTGCAACCGCCGGAGCTGGGTTCGATTCCCAGCACGTCCAATGCCAGGTTTATACCTGGAGCAGCAGACCGTCACGACCTGGGTCGCTCTTATGTGGCAGGTCCTCGAAGCATATCGAGGGCGGGGCGGCCTACGGTCTGCGACCATTATGCTAATGTCGGGAAAATGGTTTATGAAAATCTTTAGAAAATATCTTGAAAAACTGTTAGCGAAAATATTTTCTGAAATTGCCGAAAATAGACAATACATAAATTGTGAGTTATCAATGTATGGCAATGAAATACAAAAAACATATTTGTTTCAACTAAAAGAACTTGAATATAGAATATTAAAAATGAAGTTGGAATTTATTAAACAGCTAATAAAAAAGCCGGAGTAATCCGGCCTTTTTACGTCAAGATGTATTACTGTCGTATCGGGGTGTTCAACCTCCTGTTTAAGATGCACCTACCCTACCCCGCTTTTTTATGTTTTCAACATATTTTTTTAGGATGAATGTAATTAAATTCGATAGGGTCCGGCCATCTGTCTCGGCGCATGATTCCAGTTGACGCTTCAATTCGTCGTCGATACGGACGTTTAGATAATTAGTTTTCATACGCTTCTTAGTCCTCATCAATTATATTCTTTATCCACTTTTCAAAACTGTTAAATTTCGGATGCTGGTTTAATCCATCAATAATCTTAAATTCAGACTCATATTTTTCCTGCAACAATATTTCAAGTAGCATCTCTTTTTGAATATCAGATAACCGATAAATTATCACCCCTGATCTTGAATTCATCTCTCCACCTCCATTGTTTTGTCCTCCTCAGTGACCGCATTACGGCCAGACGGGGCGCGTGGCCCCGTTTCGGACTTTACTTCGTGTCGAATTCTTTTTGAATTTTTTCTGAAACATTCTGTTTCTCGTCATCATCCATTTCGGCAGTGATCGCATTTTCGTATCTGCGATTCAACTCGTCCAGTTCGCTCTGTGTGTATCCGTCGGTGTTGTCCATTCTGTAGTTTTCCATCTTCTTTCCTCCGTTGTTTTCTCTGTTCTCCATACTCATAATGTAACACAATGCGATACATTTGTCAATAGGGGAAATGAAAAAAATTAAAAAAAGTGAAAAAAAAATTCCCCCTTGCGGGGGATAGTGATGGAGGATGTATGGAAAGATATCTATAGAGCTGGAATTACTACAGGCTTGCGCTCCCAAAACTCTTCCACCTTACCTGGATTGTATTGATTTATTGGTCTGAAATATCCACATGGTCGGCTCCATATCTCACAGGGGATAGCGTATTCCGCCGGCCTATTGTCATGCAGTATTTCACGCGCTGTTTCCTCGGATATTCCGAGCGCCATTATTTTATCGAGCATCACAGTAGCACCACAAGTATAGCAACAACGATAATTGATACAACGGAAGATCCAGTCAGCATACCCCATCTGAAACCGCTCCACCGTGCCGCCGTGCGCTCCTCTCCGCAGATACGGTCGATACTGTCGGTTATTCCCTGCTGTTTCTCAAGGTCCGCCTCACACTCCCGCCACATTTCACGCGCCTCATTATATCTATCAACAAGGCGGTTATATTTCTCCGCGCTCACCACGTTATCAACGTGCAACGGCTGCG